GCCGTTGTGCTCTTCAGTCACAACCTCGAAGGGGGTGATGGGGGCGGGTGCAACAGGCTCGGGGCTTGGAGGTGTGGCTTCGGGTTGTGCTTTGGAAGATGCGATGTCCAGTTCTTGAAGCTCCTTGTCCAGCTTTTCATTTTCGCCCTGAAGCCGCTTAATCTCCCCTTCGGCATCCTCAAGCAGGCCATCCACCATCCCGCACACCAGTTCAATAAACTGATCCAAACTGCGATCCGTGTCGGCGGTATATGCCGAGCCGGAGAAATACTGGGGATTGAGACGCTGGTGAATTTTGCTTTCGACAGGGTTGTTGACGATGCTGAAGCACTGTTCTAGGAGGGGTGGAATTTGTTTGATGAAGGACATATTGTTTATTGGTTTGAAAGTGCGCTACTGTTAAAATTTTACTCCCAGTTGATGCCGTATTTCTTGAGCAACTTTTGCCCATCCTTCGGGGAAGCGGCGGCGAGTTCGGCCATCACTCGGTCATATTTCCAGCGTTTAATGCTCTCAGGAGGCAGTTTTCCGCCAGCTTTCACAAAGGCGGTCTCGTTATAAATGCGGTCACGGTCACAGTTGATGCCGACGCTTTCACGGATAGCCCTTTCTTGATTGGACAGCTCCTCGCGCTGCAAAGCAATGGCGTCAGCCTGCTTCAGTTTAGCGAAAACCGAAGGTCTGCGCTTCAAAAGATCGGAAATAGCAGCCGCGTTAGCGACTCTCTCAATCTCATAATTGTTCGGTTGTGCTTTTTCAGCAGCGCGGATTGCACGGGCGAGGTCGTTGTCGATTTTCATACTTTTTGCGTTAGTTATTTGCTTGTGGTTTTCTGAGACTTCTTCCACCGCGATATGGTGACTTTGGCGGTCTTTTTAGACACACCCGCCTCGACCGCCTTGGCGACCAGGGTGCTGGATTTGGCCCGTGGAAATCGGGCGCAAATGGCGCGTGTGACCGCGAGGGGGTTCGGGACAGTGGATGATGTCCACTGTTTTCGGGCTTCGGCGGGGGTGAGGGGGGAGGGCATAAAGGATTTATTTAATTAGCATCAACTCTCGTTAGCGTCAACTGTTAATTTGACATTTTCTTAAAATGGGTCGCCCTGCTCCACATCCACCACGGGTGTGAAATCGTATTCCACCACCTCATCGTATTTGCCCCGCAGGACTTTGATCTTGACCGGCGGCAGCAGCTCCCCCGACCGCTCCAGGGCAGTATCCACTGTTGCAGGCACATCCTGCTGACTGCCACCAAGTGCCTTCCACGCCTCGTGTGCCTTGTGCTTCGCAAACTTGTTGCTGTGCTCAAAGCACAACCATTGATTGAAGAGCCTCACCCCGCAGACGAAGGAGACTTTTAGGGAAATTGGCTTGGTCAAGTCCTTCGGCCTGTGGCGAGAGCATTCGATGCGGTCCACCTTATAGACTTCTACGATGGGGATCGTGACGGGCTTGGCAGGTTTTGGGAGTGGGGGAGGAAAGGCGTCATGGCGTTTGATCAATTCCAGATCGGAAGCCTTCTTCGCTACGTTGACAGTTTCGGGGTATTCGTAACCGCACTCGGGGCAGAATCGGACGCGGGTGTGACAGTAAGTTTGGCAGACGGGGCAGATGCGAAATGGGACCATACCTGACCCCTTTGAACCTTTTTTCTTTGGGATAACACAGTCATTTATCGGACCGAGCCTGCGTGTGTTACCGGCGTGATCCATCACGAGACAATTGAGCTTCCCCGTTTCGAGAGATGGCCGTGTGCCTCGGCATAGTGCTTGAATCCACCATGCGGCACTTGTGGACGGCCTGAGTATGATGAGACAGTCAATGGGTCTGAAATTGAATCCTCGGCTGACTACATTTACACTCACCATTGCGCGAACTTCTCCTCGCTTGAAAGCTGCAATATTGGCGTCCCGTTCAGCATCGCCGCCGGGAAGTTCCGAATGAACTGAAACGGCTGATACCCCCAACTGATGAAGAATATCCCGCGTGTGGTCGCAATGCTTTACCCCTGTGCAAAATACAACCCAATGCTTGCGATCATGCGCAGCACGAATGTCCTCGGTCAAAGCTGCTCGTGTGACGCCATCCTTATCCACAGCCTCTTGAAGCTCATGCTGGACAAATTCACCCCCAACAATGTGAACTCCTTCCACAGATAATTCGGTGTCTGTTTTCTTTGGCACCAAGGGGCAAATGTAACCCTCATCCACAAGCTGATTGAATTTCTCGTAGCTTGTCCAGTCACAGGAAATATCACTGAACACATCACCATCGGTCAACATTCCCATGCCGATTCGGAAAGGCGTGGCGCTCAGTCCGACCACGCGAACTTTAGGATTGGCAATCTTGAGAGCTTCAATCGCCTTGCGATACATCGTTCCTTCTCTGTGTGAAATCAAATCGCACTCGTCCACCAGCAACAAATCAATGTGCCCAAAATCTTCGATGCGCCGGACCACACTGGCAATACCGACGAATGTGATTGGCAAGTGCGTGTCCCGTCGCTTTAGGCCGGCGGAGTAAATTCCACACGGTGCGGTTGGCCACAAATTGACAAGCTCAGCGTGCGACTGTGCCACAAGCTCCTTGATGTGAGTGGCTATGAGAATGCGAGTCTGGGGATACCACGCCAAGGCGCGTCGGCACGTCTCAGCAATCACAAGACTTTTACCCGTGCCCCCTGGAAGGGCGATGATCGGATTGCCAGTTGGATTTTTAGCGAACCACTCAAAGATACCTTCGGTGACGGCTTGCTCTTGATAGTGACGGAGTTGAAGCATTAGAGAGTGGTTGAAGAGATCGAACGGATATTCCATCTTTTAACAGCAGAAGCTTGCATTCTGGCTCTCTGCTCAGGTGTTCGTTTTTGACCCGTGGTTCCACGATGATTGGCTTTTATTTTGGCACACGTCTCAGGGGAAAGTTTTCGACCCTTAAATTTACCCTTATGTATTTCACTAAGTTTAAGTCGAGTCTCCAACGATACTTTTCTACCCAGAGCACGATCTCGAATTTTATCCTTTGTGATTTGTGAATGTTTTTTACCAATCTGCCCAGCGCTCACGTTAGCTCGCTGTTCTGGTGTGAATTTCCGACCAGTTCTCCAAATTCGTTGCCGTTCAATGGTGCTTTTTTGTGGACAGTATGCAACAGGTAGAGATGTGGCGGTGGGCATGACATTGAAACCCCTGTAAGCATCTGCTGATTTTAACCAATCTATCCAAACGTTTTCTCGATCTAAAAGATTCTCTTTGGGACAAAGTTCAAGAACCGCAAATGTAAACGCGCGAACTCCATACTTTCGTATTGCCGAGCAGAGAGCTTTCTTTTTACCGAGATACGCATCACGAACATGCTCGCGTGATCGACGCCCCATGTTAACAGAGCTGCCAACATAACTCATCAGAGTTTCCCTATGAAAAGCTAAATAAATTCCACTCACACCGCGCAGATCGAAAAGGAAATTCATTGCTAAAGACTCTATGTTTTTCGGGCCTTTCTTGCGGCCTGCATCTTGGCCTGCTGCTCGGGAGTGATCACGCGCTTTCGTTTCACACTGCCGCCCTTGCGGCCAATCGAAGAGAGATAACTGCGTATCGAGGATTGCTTCATTGTGCATTATGGAATTTAACGGAAGCGGCTTCCGTTGTCAAGTTCCGATAAAACCTGGGCGTCAGCATTATCCCTGCTTCGGAGGAGGATTGAGGGCTTCGTGGACGGCGAGGGCTCCTTTCGCATTGCAGTAGGAAGCAACCGCAAACCCCCAGCCGAATCCGTGTTTTTCATAACCGAGAGCTTTGAGGGCGTTCTCAGCTTTGGTGAGTTCTGCGATAAGTTCCTGCATCCGCTTCGCCCTGTCCTTGAGGTCTGGACGATCCATCAAGATTGCCTTGAGCTTCACCTGATTGTCGTGGTTGGCTTTCCACGCCTCCACTTCCTTCTTCGCCTTCTCCAACTCCTCAACCGAAACGACGGGAGGCGCGGGGAGGGTGAGAGATGCGCTGAGGCCGCAATTACATTTACTGCGGTCTGCACTAAGATGTATTTCACACTCAACACTGTGCTGGCCAAAAGTTTTTAGAGCTAGTGTCAATACATTCTCCCTCGCCCACGACTCCAGAAGGAGCACGTTGGCTTCGGAGAGTTCGCGTTCAAGCTGGCGGGCGAAGTCAACCGTAACAACAGGGTTAAGTTGATTCTCCATGTCCGTCCACATTTCTGCGTCTGCTCTTGGTGTTGGTGATTCGTTCATATTTTTATCCTATTTGGTTGTCAAATCCACCGTCCCGCTAGCCACCCCATCCACCCCGTTTGTGACCATCTGACCGTTTCGCTGATAAGTGATGTTGTCCATCGTTCGCATGACCACGGGGAGCATGGGAAACAAAATGGGATTGAAGATGTGCCTGTCACATCCCGCCTTCGGCTGTAACTCAATCTCCACCCGTCCCCTGGCACAAGCCCAGCCGCCCTCAGGCTTGGGACTGGCATGGACGCAGGTGCGGCAATTCACCCTGGGCATTTTGGTGCCGTGGCAGACGCCCTTGAAGGCACAAAAGCGGCACGCGAAATAGTCGGGGTTCTCGGAGATGCGTTCGGGGAGGTGGGGGTCATCCCCAAGTCCGAAAATAATGCGTTCCGCCCGCATCTCCATAGTGATTGCGACAGAATAATCGTAGTCCACAAACTCCAAATACAGTTCGTCCGTGTTCTTGTTGATCGCCATGTAGAGGCCACGTTTAAGCTTGAGATGGTGCATATAAACAACCATCTGACTGTAGTGCTCGGGCTTTGCTGCGGGCATTCCTGCGGACTTAAGTTTTGCGAAGGAGTTGTCTCCGTGCGTCTTCATCTCCAGCAGCACTGGCTCAGGTTCGTCGGGCAGTCTGGCCACACCGTCACACGAGCCTGCGAAGTGACCGCCAAAGGCAAAGATGCGAAATTGCTCACCCTTGTCATCATGTGTCCAGACCGTTGCGCCGATCCTTTTGAGCAAGTCTACAAAGCGCACCTCCTCCAACTGCCCGCGCTCAAAGAGGCGATACATTTGGCCCAAAAATTTTTCACAATCTGCCCAACGAAATCCAAAGTAGATTTGGCGTTCACACTCTCTTCCTATGACAGAAGCGCCCAGATGGCGACGATGACCGTCCTCCTTCTCCATCGTCTGACGGGCAAAGGTGGTGTCAATGAGATAGGCTAACTGGGGGCCGGTCATAATTTCTTGCAGTGAGCCTGCTCCTGAAGCTTGCGAATCTGTGCCTGCACATCGTCCGCATCCGAAACGGACGCGAGGAATCGGCAAGTGACCAATGTGGCCACAATGAGGAGAGCGACGGGGAGGATGGTCATATTAAACAAATCTTGCAAATTCTTTATGAACTTTTGGAGCAGCTTCACAATAAGCCGCATGAGCGAGTTCGGGCGTCCTAAAGGTTCCGAGATGTTTTCGCTTTCCGTTAATTTTTATCGACGCTTGCCAATTATTATATTTTGAAACAAACACTACCCCCTTGTAACCACTTTTGTTGTCAATTTGCTTCCCTCGATTGCAGCGATTTTGAGCAGTTGTGGCCGTTCGCAAATTGCACTTCCGATTGTCTAGTTTATCACCATTTATGTGATCGGTTTCAAATCCAGAGGGCGTGTTATTTATCAAGCGATGCATCTTAACGGCTTTCTGCTTTCCACATCCAACCCTTATATTTCGTTTAGCGTAAAATTTATCAAGATACCATTTGTATTTCGACAGCTCTTCATAATCAGAATCGTCCACGATGGCATATTTACCCTGAGTTAAAGGTATCAACTTTGACATATTTGAGGAAATTTCCATCCGCGCATTAAAAAGTGCGCGGATGGATTTGTTAAGAATTGAGCTGTGGTTACACGGCCCAAGGCGGACGCTGTGCGGGAGCAGGCGCGGGCGCTGTGGTCACGGGTGCGGGGGCCGGTGCTGGAGCAGGCAGGGGAGTGGGTGCCGAAGGCACACTCACCGCCGGCTGCCAGGCATTGCCACCAACAGGACACACCTGAAGCTCGCCCAGAGGCAGACCGAGAGCGCCGATTTGAGCGGTGCTGATCGGGGTCGGGGTGATATTCGCGCCGTTGTGTGCGACGTAGAAGAGTTGGGGGGCTGGTGCTGGCGTCGGAGCAGGCAGGGGGGCGGGGGCGGCAACGGGCGCTGGGGCCGCGACTGGTGCCGGAGACGAGTTCTGCGGGACGGCCCGTGCCCGAATACCGCCGACCAGTTTTCCGCCGAAGGAAATGCTGGGATCGTTAAACAAAACGATCTGCTTTCCAACCCAGTCGGCACTTTCCTCACTCTTGAGCGCGGCGGCAATAAGCTGCCCGTTGGTTGAGTTGAGGACAAGAGGTTTTTCAAACTCTTGAAGGAGAAGGCACCACTTGAGGTCTTCAGGATTGTTCTCGCCGCCGACATCTTTTTGGATGGTGCCGCGAATCGTAACTACCGTTCCGGCTCCGCTTGCGAGTTCGTCGCGCTTGAGGAATTGACTTGATTTGAGATCACGTATGTTCATTTGCCTGTTTGTTTGCTTGTTTGTTTACCTGTTTGAGTTTTTGAATTGCCGGTGTTACTGGCGGGTTGATGCTAACGGCTTTAATTTACGTGTCAACACGAAAAGTAAAATAAAAGTTGCAAAGTCAGAAGGGTTCGGTCAGAGTCATATTAAATGGACGACTTCTTCAAGCCTGAACTTCCCGAAGACACGATTTACCACATCGGCGTTTCTGGTGGCAAGGACTCGACCGCCGTCCTGCTATGGATGGTGCATGAATCTGGCATTCCGAAGCACAAGCTCGATGTCACGTTCTGCGATACGGACAACGAGCATCAGTGGACTTACGATCAAATCGCGTTGCTAAACGAGCGCGTGCATCCCATTCAGACGCTCCTGCCAGATCGCGGCTTCTTCGATCTCGCAATGCATAAGCGGCGATTCCCCAGCACTAAGGCTCGCTTTTGCACACAGCATCTTAAGATCATTCCCAGTCAGCGCCACATCACCGGCCTGCTCACCGCCTGCCGCAAGGTGGTTGCCGTCTCCGGCGTGCGCGGAGATGAAAGCACGGATCGGGCGAAGCTTGAGGAATGGGACTATAGCAGTGCGCTCCTCACGCTTCAATGGAGGCCAATCATTAAATGGACCATCGCGGATGTGCTGGCTATTCACAAGAAGCACGGCATTCCCCTGAATCCTCTCTACTCAATGGGCGCTCAGCGTGTCGGATGCTTCCCGTGCATAATGAGCCGCAAGGCGGAAATGCGGAATATCACGCTCAACTTCCCCGAACGAATCACCAAGATCAGAGACGCTGAGAATGCATTTGTGACCACCTATGGGAGATATTCCAGTTTCTTCGCGCGCAACACAGTGCCAGAGCGATTCAGAACAAAGAGTTACACGGTCAATGGCGAACCTTTCATGGAGGCTATTTACGAAAATCAAGGAGAGGACCACGAAGGCAACCCGATACAAGTCAAGGTCGGGGAGCGCCCCATGATGGTTGCCAGCATCGACGACGTGAGCCGCTGGAGCCTCACAGGGAAGCGCGCCAAGGGCAGCTACAAGGACGACCCGCCGGAGCCGATGAGCTGCATGAGCGGTTTTTGCGAATGATTTTTTATTATGAAAGCCAAAGCACAACCGTCCCTGCTGGACACAACCCTCCGCCTGCTGAAGGCCGACAAGCGACCCCTCATGGAGATTGCCACCAGCAGCGGGCTCGGTCACAACGCCTATTTCTGGCTGCGCAATCTGAAGCAGGGGGCGATCAAGAATCCCGGCGTGAGGCAGATTGAAATTTTGCACAATTTTTTGACCAAATGAGCACACTGACACAAGAGGAAAAGAATTTGCGCATCCTCAAAGCACTTGGATGGACGCAGTCAACGTCGCCCATGTGGGATGGACTCTGGCGAAAGGGCAGCTCTGGAGTGTATCATGTCACTCCACCGGATCACTTCAACGACTTGAACGCATGCGCTGAGATGCGGAGGGGATTGGATCAATTTCAGAGAGCGCTCTACGAGTGCAAACTTGTCGAAATAACTAGCGAGGGATCATTCAACTTCAAGACAACACCTGTTGCATCCATGCACTATTGCGATGCATTGAGCGCCATGCACGCCACCGCAGCCCAGCGCGCAGAAGCCTTCGGCCTAACCCTTGGACTTTGGGAATGATGCTTGAAAACATCCCCTCCGAGCTAAAGCTCCTCCCCCAATGGGTTGTGGCTTCCAATGACAAGGTGCCGCGCCAGTGTGACGGGACAAAGGCCAATCCGTCCGACCCTGCCACATGGACGACCTTTGACAGGGCCAGTCAATTTGCCCTCGGTAACAACTGCTTCGTCGGATTTGTTTTCACACCTGCTGATCCCTACACCTGCATTGACCTTGACGATCCTTTCACAGTCAAGATCAACGGCATCGTAGTGCCCAATCCTGACAAGGCACAGGTCGAGGCACGCATTGCCAGGCATCAACGGGTCACACAGCTTTTCCAAACCTACACGGAGACTTCCCAATCCGGCAACGGCCTTCACCTCATCGTCCGTGCCAAGATAAAGGCGAATGTGTCATTCGAGAAGATTGACATTTTTACGCAGCATCACTATGTCATCCTCACCGGCAACGTCATCAATCCGCTCCCCATTGCCCCTTATCAGTTCGAGCTGGAATGTGCGGTCGGAGAGGTTGAGGACAACACCGAGCGCGTTGAGTTGGTCGAGCGGGAAATGGACATTCCCGATGAGGTGATTTTGTCTCTCGCCCGTTCCGCAGCCAACGGTGAGAAATTCAACCGCCTGTGGTCTGGCAATACCGAAGGCTATCCGTCAGGCTCTGAGGCTGACTTCGCTCTGTGTGCGATTCTGGCTTTTTACTCCAAATGCAATTCGCAAGTCGTCCGGCTGTTCCGCTCCTCACCCCTTGGACAGCGGGAGTCCTGCAAAAAGTCCAGACGCGATGACTA